CTTCCTTTCAACTCTTGTAATTCCATTTTCATCATCTCCTCTATAATATTCGATATTAATATTATAGACTGGAAAATTTGTTTAAATTTGGAAAGGATTGGGTATCATTTCCAAACGGTTTAAAAATACAATGGGGATTCAGCATTGCTCAAAATGGTGACGACATTGTCAGATTAATTTCTCCTTTTAAATCTTCTGATTATCAAGTCGTGGCTTGCGATAGTGGAGGTGGAACATATATTACTGGAATGACTCCACTTACAAACGAAACATTTAAAGCGTGCGGTAGAGACCCGTACACCTTGGCGTATAAAAGTTTCGGATTCAGATGGGTAGCAATCGGATATTAAAATCTAAATTGGAAAATTTAATCAAAATTAAAAGCTACACTGCAACAACTTTAGATCATATAGATATAAATTCTGGAACATTGGTTATTGCGGAAAAAAGAATAGATAATTTTAAAAATAAAATTGGAATTCCGTTAAACTCTACTATAGTATCCGTAAGTGCTGCACAAAGTGCTGGATACTGTGAGTACTGCACATATGATTACGGATCAGACACAGCTCATATTGGACACATTATCCCCAAAAATAATCCAAGACTAGCTGTTATAAATGTTGCGTATATTTAAATGCTGTGTTGTTTAAAAACCAATTGCTTGCCAAAAAAATCCGCCTTTGTCTCCACCACCACCACGTTGTCTCATAACTTGCAGAGTAAAGCCATTTTTGCTCAAAGAAGATGAGTTTAAAATTGCTTCCAAACTTTCATCTGAGTAATTGTAATTTCCGGAAATTTGTACATTTAAACATCTTTGTTTAAACGTTTTTGAGAAGTTGATATTTTTATCAAGAGTTGCCCCAGGAGTACTCGAAAGTCCTTCAGCAATGCTGAATCCCCATTGTATTTTTAAACCGTTTGGAAATGATACCCAATCCTTTCCAAATTTAAACAAATTTTCCACTTTGTCTGAAAGTGGTTTATTAGAAATAGCCCTAAATTTCCCTGAATCGTTGTATGTCAGACTGTTGTCTTCTATGCACTCGTAGTAAAATTTTGTTACACTGTCATAATAAAATTTACCTTTCGTTTTATTGCCGATGTCCTGTATGTTTCCGCCAAATTCTAATCCTAATATTTCAGCTAATCTCGAACTAACTAAATAATTTTCGTCCGCATATTTTTTAGTAATATACGTGATGCTCGGATCAATAACAGCCGTCACGTTTGCCACTTGATCCACAATAATCGTATCTACATATTCAATTTCTACGACATTATTAGCCGAGAAAGGTGGCACAAAATCTGGACTAGTTGAAATATTGTAAGCATAAAGTATTTCAACGTTATCATTTCCGTGTGCAAATATTCCTAACTCTTTGATATAAAACCCTGTTGTTACTGATTTATTAGTCAATAAAGCGTTAATTTCACAAGTTCCATTTCTTTTTACATTTATATTCAAGATTGGCAATGTTGTAATTTGATTGACTAATGTTGTCCTTTCTCTTTCAGAAGTTAACGATGTTCCATCTCCTATCGCCATTTTAGTAAATGTTATTATTTCTCCTGCTAATCCTTTTGCTAATAATTCTCTTCCTTTTTCTGTTAAAATAAATCCGTTAAATTTTGCCATAATTTACCTCCTATCTTATTTCTCTTAATACTCTTGTTCTGTGAACTGTTCCAAAATTTGCCGTTATAATCTCGTTTGGAATATTAATGTCAGTCGAACCTAAATAATATTTCTTTTTATTTTTTTCAATGAAGCCGTAATAATTTTTTCTTTCTTCTTTTCTCAAAAGCCTTATTCCCTCAAGCCACGAACGAATATTTTTATACTGTTCTACAACTTCGATTATTTTCTTGTAGCCTTCATAATCTGATAAATTCCCATCTGTATTTACTTTAAAATATCCAGGATTTCCTCCATACTTGAACCATTCTATTATTTTAACATTTCCGCTAAATAATATTTCACAGATTTCTTTAATCCCACCAACAGTACCTTTATTAAAATGCGAAAAAACAGACCTTTTTATCAGTTTTATTTTTGTCTCTCTTGTTATATTTGAATCGATGTAATCAACATGATATTCCCACATTAAAAAGTCTAGTTCCACATCATTCAGTTCTGATAATTCCAAAAAAAATTTTCTTTTAATCGCATCATGCTTTTTTTTGATAGCAAAATTTATAGATTCATAAATCCAAAGTGTCGTTTCATCATTCAAAGTTGACTTAGCCGCTATATCCGTTAAATTCAAATTATCAATAGTTATCATATATTTTCAACTCCTAGGTAATTAGTTGTAACACTTGTGTTCTCTGCTATCTCATTAAAATCTAAAACTTTAAAAGCGGGACTTCTTAACACAACTCTTTTCACTCCAGCTAGTTTTAGCAATTTTATAAGCTCATCTGGATTAATATCTCTCCCCATTTTATTTTGCTGCCAAGTCTTGTATTCTTTTACAGCTTTCTCAACATTATTTTTAATAACATTCACAAGCGTCTCGTTAGATTTATCAATGTAGTAGTCAAAATCAATTGTGTATGATGTTTTTATTGCCTGTTTTACTGTTACATTATCCGTTAGAGGTCTTATATTATCAGTATTCAGCATTTCTTCAATTCTCTTTTTTAGCTCATTTGTTAGCGTTAAAGAATCAGTTAAAACATAAATATCCACATTTGTTGCGCTCGGACTATACGCTACAACATCAACAATATTTGTACTTGTTGACTTAGCCCAAAATTCATAAGCTCCTTTACTTCCAGCCGTTGTGAAACTTTCAGGGATTTCTCTAATTCTGGCTCTATAATTGTCGTCTTGCTCTATTTCAGCTCCATTATTTGATGCTGTAATATTCTCAACCTTGTCATAATGCGGGAAAATGTCGACCATTGTATTAATTTGTCCGACTGGAATATTATTTCCAACAGTTCCTGATGTGTTGCAAGTTGCAATTCCGTCTACATACAAATCTCCTTTTTCTATTTTATATTGTTCGTCTGTTGAAAAATATAACTCATTGTATTGAATCCTTGACCCTTTTGGAATTATTATGTCTGTCGCTTGAATATCAGTAATATAAAATCTAAATGTCGCCACGGCTGGTTGTTCTATGAGTCTTTTACCTCTATTTCCGTAAAACTCTCCTTTCAAATCTAGCCGCTCATTTCTTGCAAATCTTAAATAATTCTGTTTCATTTCATCGTTGTATTTTTCTTCCCTTAATCCAAAGAGATACGCTACTGTTTCAAAGATAAGCGTTTCTGGACTTGATTCAGTTAATTGCCTTCCGCTAAGCTCCTGGAACTTGTCAATCATATCTCTTTTAAGTTCCCACGAATCCGCATCTATAATTTCATATTCTTCATTTGATATTTCACTCAATGTTTACCACCTCAATTCCTAATTCAATGTCAAAATCATTATTATATGTATCTTTCATAATGATTCTAGCTTGTTTCAATGATGCTCTAGGTTCATACTTTCTAAACACTTTAAGCAAATGTGAAGTCAATCTATTTTCTACGATATTAATATTTTTATCTATTAAATCGCTGTCAAAACTGAAATCACGATTAAGTGGCTGCTCTTCCTTACACACTCTTAAAATCATTCCAACATTTGTTTTTACTTCCTCCAATGTATTTTGAGGATTGTAATTAATTTCTTGGTTGGATGAAATATATATCATTATTTACCTCCAGTCTGATTTCTCAAAAAGTTCAACAAAATTTCTTTGTCAGTCTTAGAAAAATTTTTAGCATAGTCTATCATTTCATTAGCTTTATCTGCTGTAATCATTCCTGCTCTTACTAAATCCATTAGCTCATCAATTTTTGCATCTTTTTTAATTTTTTCAAGCTGATCCAATATTTCTTTTTTCTTATTTTCAGCAATTTCAATAGCCTTGTCCACTTTCTCTGCTATATCATTAACCTTGTTCCCTACTTTTTCTGCAAATTCCTGTAATTTTGATTTCTGTTCAGTTTCTACATTTGCAACTTCCACTTCTGTAAGTTTTTCTTGCTCCTTTTTTTGAATTTTTAACTGTTCTATTATTTGATTGTATTTTTGCGGATTGTCTATATACTCTTTTAATGTCAATTCCAAATTTATAAAATCAAAGTTAGAAGTTTCTTTATTAAAGTAAGAACTTTTTTCACTTATATCTATTATCAAAAACGGAAAAGCTCCAAATGTCTGTCCTCCTAATGTTAAATAGTCATACTCTCCAAATTCCCACATAGTTTTTATTTTATCAAGCTGTTCTGATGGAGTTGTGTCAGGTATTAACGAAGCAACCAAAGAAATACCAAAACTCAATTCTGTTAATTCCCTTCCCTGATGCCTTATCATACCTGGTCCAAATATTGCTGTATGTTCGGATATTTTAGATTTGTATGCTCTATTTATTTCGTTGTTAATTGAAAATACTTTTTTATCAGATATTTCAAATACAACATCTCCAAAACTTCCTACCATTATTCAGGACCTCCTGTCTTATCTCCGCCAGCGGTAACACCATCGTGCTTATGGGTATTGAGATTAATACTTCCACCTGTGATAGTAGTTCCACTAACAGTCAAATTCCCATTAACAGTAGTATTTGCATTAATTACAATTTCCGATACAGGATTAAGTGTTAAAGTTCCGTTTGAATAGCTATAAAACCCTCCATCTGAAAAAGTTCTTTTTACTTCACCTTCCTTGATTTCACTAGCTCTCATTGGACAGCCAAGGATATAACCAACTTCAGGCATATCTGGAAGTGATAAAACCAATACACTTTGACCTACAGCTAGATTATAAGAATCACTGTGACTGTCGGAAAAAGGAACTAATATATTAAGCCAGTCACTTACTTTGTTATCTCTATCAAGGAAAATAACTCTTGCTTTTCCATTTTTTACATCAATACTGTTTATTTCTCCCTGTTTTATTAAATCCATTTATTTTCACTGCCTTTCAAAATTTTGCAACAAAAAAATCACAGCTAAATTAATAACTGTGATTTCTATTTTTATATTGACTTTTTCCCAAAATATGCTATAATATAATCAAATAAAATTCGATTATGTTCAGGCCCTCGTTGTTGGGCTTATTTTTTTTTGCTTTTTTTCCATTTTATAAATTTTATAGTCCAGAAAGTGCAGAATAAAATTATTATCATTATTGATAATACCAGTTGTATTTTTTCATACATAATAGCTACCTCTTTCTATTTTTTTAATTAAAGTGTAGAGAAAAGGCTAGAGGGTTTGGCAACCATAGCCTCGTTGTTGGTTATTTCTTCTTGTCGTTTCTGTCTTTATACTCTTTGTATATCATATATACAAATTGTAAAATTGTACAGATACTGGCAAGTAGATGAATTTTTTCGATTATGTTCATTACCTTATATCCTCCTTTCCGTTCTCTACGGGACTATTATATTGCACCTTTTGAAATTTGTCAACATCTTATCACAGTTATTATATTTAGTTGTCATTGTCCTATATCAATCTATTTCTTTTTACTAGATTTTTTAGTGCTCTTACTATTTTTCCTATCTCTCACTTTTTTGCCTGTTTTCTTTGTACTTTTCTTGCTTTTTGACTTTTTAGAACCTTTCTTTTTAGCTTTTTCAGCTTCCTTTTTCTTCTGCTCTTCCTTAGTCTGCTGTTTAGCTTTTTCGGTAGCCTTTTCTCTAGCACCTATTTTCATCATTTCCATTTCACAAGTGTAATCTCCATTTACAGTGTGAGTAACTTTATCAATGATATATTTTCCTTCAAACTCGCCCCAACTTTCATCGAGTTCAATAATTCCACCTGCGACATAATCAGTTGAACCGTCTACGGTCAACGTTACTTGGCACTCCTGTTTTAAGTTGTCTTTTAAAGTCTTTTTAGCTACTCTTTTGGCAGTACTCTTACCTTTAGTCGTTATCTTTTTTGTCTTTTCTTTTTTGGTTGTTTTAGGTTTAGATTCTGCCTTTTGTTTCAATTTCTCTTTACTACTTTTAATAGTAGTTTTACTGTTTTTTTTGTTTGTTGCCATTCACATCACTTCTTTTTTGCTATTTAATTTTTATGAATCAGTTTCTACATTATTTCGTTTTTCTAATTCTTCTTTTGTAATTATCTCCCTGATTATCTTTTTCTTATCCGCATCATAATAACTAACTTCGACTTTGTCATATATTTCCTTATTTTTCTTCTTTAAAGAAAAACTTCTTATCCTGTAATCGTGTATATTCCACTTTTCTATTGTTTCATTTTCTTCCATCTTTTCATCATCAAAAATAATTATTTTATCGTCAGATAATTTCATATTAAGTCCTGTTTCCTTTACAACCCGATTAATAAATTCCAAGTCTGTTTCTTTGTCTTGATCCAATCTTTTATAAAATTCATCTTCACAGTGTGTTTCAGCACTCATTTCATGTTTACTCGCTATTTGAGTGACTAATTCTTTAAGTGTTACATTTTCCCAAGCTCTGCTATTTTTCTGGTCTCTTATATTTTGATTCAAAGGCAAGGCAATACATTTTAATGTTACTCTATCATTGTCAAAAGTTGGTTCATCTACATAAAATGTCCCCAATTCCAAAAATTTTCCATCAGATTCGCCCAAATCTTCAAATATTCCAACTACAAGCTGTGCATTTTCATCAGGATACCATTCTTTTAACCATCTATAATCCAAATTCTCTAATTCTATTTCTAAATCGTCAATAGCATTTTTTGAATTGTCAGTATAAGTGACAGAAGAAATGGAATGTGCTATTTCTTCTGAAATATCTTTTTTGTTGAAAAACACTAAGACCTTTATATTTCTCGCATATCCCATACTTTATCACCTCTTTTATCTTTTTTATCTTTTCCACGGTGGCAACTTATCTGTATCTTCATTAACTCCAGTATCTACAAAATCTGGAATAATAATAGGTATGTTAGAATCGAATATAGCAATATCTATAAGATTCAGATTAGCCCTTATTAAATCGTGGAAATAACCTTCTGTGCCATATACTTTGTACGAAATTAAATCCCAAGTGTCACCATTTTTAGTTCTGTATACTCTCGTTTTTGCCATTATCCAAATGCCACCCTTCTTTTACGGTTTTCTCTGTCTCTTAAAACTCTTTCGACGGCTTGTGCTATTGCATTAGGATTAGAACCATTACCAACCGTTATCGCTATATTAATAGTATCTCCACCAAAATTATTTCCTCCATTATTTTTAGATTTACTAACTCTTTCTTTAACCTTTCCTATTCTATCGCTAAGAGTGTTTCTCGTTTGGGAATTATTCAAAATTTGAGTTCCTTTTGGTAAATTTAACATCATTTCATGTTCAGCTAGGAATGCGGGTTGTCCTGGAACCTTAATAAGTTCCGCTCCACGCTCTGCTACAGTAGTATATCCACCTTCAAAATAGTTAGTCCCTGTCCAATGCTTTCTAAAACCTAAAACTCCTCCTATATTTGAAGCTAAGTTTTTTAAATTGTTCCACTGGTCTTTAAACCAATTAAATAATCCGCTCAATATAGTTTTGGCACCGCCTACAAATGAACTTATACCACCTTTAACTGCATTCCACACTCCACTTACAATTCCAGGAATTTCATTCCATTTTCCAGTAAAAAAAGCAACAAATAATTGAAAAATTCCTTTCCATATTCCCACCGCAGCTCTAAACGCTCCTGAAACCATTTGCATTACACCTCTAACTACTGCGATAATAAGTTTAAAAGTATTTCCTAGTGACTTCACAGCTGCTATTGCTACTCTAATTGCAACAATCAATACCACTTTAATAACAGTTCCTATTGCTGAAATAACTGGTTTTAAACTATTCCATACCGCTCTCATTGCAGGTGCTGAAGAAACCATTAAACTCTTTACCCGTTGTATTGCCTGACCCAAGGTTTGCTTTAAAACTCTACCTAATTCTTTCACATGAGGTGCAATTTGTTTCATTGCATTATTCACACCGTTTCTAAACCAAGTCGACTTTTTATATAAAATTACAAAAATGGCAACTAATCCAACTAATGCACCAACTATCACTCCTACAGGATTTGCTAAAAATGCTCCTTTCAAAGCTATTCCAACCATTTTTATTACACTTATTAATTTTTTAAAAGTAGCTAAAGGATGAGCAAACATTGAAAAAATTTTTAATGAACCTGAAAATCCTTTACCAAGTCCATTAACCGCTAATTTTATAGCATTAAACGGATTTAATGATTTTAATGCAATTTTACCTAACCCACCAAAAGATTTTGCAGCAATAGAACCTACACCTTTAAATACACTTCCTAATTTTGCAACTGTTGGAAATGCTTTAGCTATTCCCGCTGTAAATCCCAATCCCTTAACAGCTGATAGCTTCTGAAAAATTGAAACAGTTGAACTCAAAGTTCTGGCAAGAGGTGCTCCAACTTTAATAGCTCCACCTACTCCTAAATTAAACAATGCAAAAGCTCCAACTGCTTTCATAATACCTGCTGCAAGTTGTGGATTTTTTTGTACGAAATCTGCAATACTTTTTACAACTGGCTTTAAACTATTTGTTAAACTCAATAATGATGGTGCCAGAGCAGATCCTAAGTCAATCCCTATATTAACTAAATTGTTTTTTAGCGTATCTAATGCTGTTTTTAAAGTCTTTAATCTATCGGCATACTCCTTGTCCACACTTCCTGCTGTTTTTGCTTTATTATGAACATTTTCAAAAGCTCCTCCTAAATCATCTAAATGATTCATCAACTCTGTTATTGGCTCTATGCTCTCTTTACCAAATAAATTTTTCAAAGTTGCACCTTGTAAATATTCAGGAAGTTGTTTTACTTTTGACAATACATTAATTATTGTTTTATCTGCATTAACTTGCATGTCTTTTGCAACTTGCTCGGCACTTAATCCCAAACTTTCAAATGCTTTTTTTTGTGTTTTCGTTGCACTTGTTCCAGCAATCAGACCTAAAGAAAAGTTTTTCAATCCAGTTGCAGCTATCTCTGAACTTTTTCCACCTGCAATCAAGGTTGCTCCCATTGCCATAACACTTTCTTTAGAAATACCAGCAATTCCACCAAGTCCTGCTACCCTTTGTGATATATCAACTAACTCAGGAGCAGTTACTGCCACACTATTTGCCAAATAATTTATAACATCTGCATATTCCATAACTTCTTTTTGTCCTATGCCAAACTGAGCTCTTGTTTTAGCCAAGAAATTCCCTGCCGCTTGTGTGTCCATATCAAAGGCAACTTTTATTTTTGAAGCATCTTTTGTATATTGTGCTAATTCTCGTGTGTTTATCCCAGCTTGTGCTCCTGCTCCAGCTATTTCAAACAATTCTTTTTGAGATAGTGGGGAATTGTCACTCAAATTCCTCATTGCCTGATAAAATTCTTTTTCTAATTGTTTAGAGCCAAATTCAGCAACTTTTCTCAAATCTGCCTGTGCTTCTTCCAGTTCTATTTTTAATTTCAAAGGGAGAACTGTTGCAGCTCCAGCAGCTAAACCTCTAACAGTTGCTCTATCTCCAAAACTTTCAACTTTATCTATAGCTTCAAGTCTATTTTGGTGTTGATTTTGAATACTTTTTAACTGTTTATTTACTTCTAATTCTTTGTTCACTTTATGCAGAGTATCTCTGTAATCTTTTAAGCTATGCCCTTCGCTTTCTATAGCCTGTTTTGCATTTGAAAAAGCGTTTGTTAATTTTGATTTTTCATTAGCCAATTTATTTACATGCTTTTCAGCATCTTTGACAGTTTTAGCAAATTCTGCGTTTCCTTGACCTGTACTATTATATTCTTGTTTCAACTTTTTAAGAGCTTCAGATGAAGTTTTATACTCAGTATTAACTTTAGTTAGTTTTTCTCTAACTTTATCAAAATTTTCTAATTTTTTAGATGTTTTTGACAAATTTTCTGTATTATCTTTCAAAGTCTTAAAACTTTTCGATAATTCTGAAAGCCCTTTAACAGCTCCAGCTACTGAAGCTGCTGCGACTATATTAAGTGTTAAATCTTTTGCCATTTTACCTCCTTTCATCCATTGTATTTTTGATGTTTTCGTTGTATAATTTAATATATAAATATAAAAAGAGGTGTTTGTTATGAAAAAACTATACGATAAATACAAAATTTATATTATAAACTTTTTTAAATATTTAACAAAAGATGAAGTTAAACCATACGAAGATAAAATAAAAAATTATTTTAAGAATATTACTGAAAAATCAGCAAAAAAGAATTTTTCTAAAAAAGAAACTAATACAGGACTAAAAATTTTTATAGCTCTTGCTTCATTCCTTATAGCTCTTATATCTTTTCCATTAATTTTTATTTTTGGACCTTTTTGGGTTGCTATCTACCTTTCACTAAGTACATCCATTATGTATGCTTTCTTTTCAAAGGATTTAGAGGACTGATGAGTCCTCTTTTTTTATTCACTTTCAGAACTTCTCTTTTCTGAGTCTTCTAACAACTTTTCAGCTCTCAAATTCCAATATTCTAATTCATACAATCTGCAATTAATTAAAGTTTCATAGCTTACATTTATACTCGTTTTATTTTCATCTGAATAATTTAAAACTTCTACTAAAGTTGTAATACAATCTTGCAAATCCAGTATTTCTTCTACTCTATTGACCCTAAGGTTTCTACTACTTCTGCTTCCTCTATTTCTTCCGAGTCCGTACTTTGTAAAAAACCCCTAACAGCATTTACAATTTTCACGCAATCTCTAGCATTTAATTTCAAGAAATCTCCATATTTAATTCCGCTTGATTCTGAAGCAACTGTTAGATACCATCCATATTCCAACTCTTTTATCATTGAATTTTTATTTCTTGTATAGTATTCTCTTTCGGCTTCAATTAATGTTAAACCTGACATTCCTTCCAAATCTAAATTAATTTCTTTATACTTTTTACTCCCTAAACTGTATTCTTTTGATAATTTTACAATCATTTTATCCTCCTATTTTATATTAATCCCAGCAATCTTCTAATTTTGCTGTTAGTTTGCCCATTTACATTACTTATTCTATTAAACACATCAATATTAGCTATTTCTTTTCCGTCTATTTCCATTTTGTAATAACTTACTGTTAAATCAAAAGAAGCTTCAAGTTTAGATCCTGGTTTTAATTTTGGACCATCGAACTTCTTAATCATTCCCTTAAAAGTAGCGTCTATTCCCACAAAAGTAGGAGCATGTGTGAGTTTATTCATTTTTTGAATAACTCCTTTACACTCAATTAAAAGTTCATTGTTGTTATTGAAATTTAAAAGTGTTTCATCTACGCAGTCCATTTTTATTTTTGCTTCAAGTTTTTTATAATGCCCAGTAAGTGCCGCTTCGTATTCTGATACCATCCCAATTTGTTCGATATTAACAGACGAAGTTTCAAGATTAGGCAATTCTACCTCTCCAACCCCTGCGAGTTTACTTGAGCCGTTTATATATATTTCAACATCATTTAACGCCGTTGGTATTTGGTGTTTTCCCATTATTTTACCTCCTTAAATTATTGTTTTAGTGCTTGAGCAAATGTTTCCAATGCTTTTACATCATATTTCTTCTTAAATGTCATAGATTTCATTGCTGGTATTACCCCAAGATTGATTGTCCATGTTATATCCCCATTTATTACATTTTCTAAAGTATTATCTTCTTCAGATAAAACAGCTTCAGCCGATAAAAAGTGATTAGCCGACACCAAACCTTTAAGCCGAATATTTACAGATTTTGTAACCGTTTCAGCTAATTTTAAAGAGAATTTTTGGTCAACCGAATTAAAATAAGTAATAACCAGTTCATTACCCACATATTTAAACATTCTACGCGTGTATGTAAACTTATCTTTTGGATCTGTTGCTAACGGATTTTTAGCCGTTTCAGACCCCCAGCATCTCCATCCTTTGAAATTAATCGCAGTAATTGCTCCGTTTTTATTCAAAAAATTAGCCTGCTGTTCTTTATCTAATCTAATTTCTTCAAATACTCCATCTGCATTTTTATAAGCTAACGCATCCATTTTGTATGAATAGTTAGAAGGAGTTTGAGAAGGTATTCCATCAAATTCAGAATCGGTTTTCAAAGAAAGTGCTGCGTAATGTAATGATGGAAAATAAACATTGTCAGCAAGTTTAATATTTCCATAAAGCACGATTTGATCCTTTGATGTTATATTTTTTTCATCTTTCCAACTTGGGATTTCATCATATCTTTTATTGTCAGGTGCATTTATTAAAGCTATTGCTTCAAACATTCCTGTATTTATATTTCCTGCTTTTGTTTCCATAACCGCCGCAACTTCACTTTCGCGAGAAAAATCTGGAATATCTATAAAAGCAGGTAATTCTGAGAATTTTGAATATACTTCATCTACAAGCTCCAAGCCAGTTCTTCTCATTGTATTTGTGTCATATCCACCTATTGCCTCATTCTTCTTAACTTTTGATAAATCTATCTCATTAAATTCAATATCTATTTTGTTTCCTGATGACGGTGTTGCATAAATTTCTAATCCTTCAGCAGTCCAAATTGTTATAGCATCCGATATTGGCAAACTTGTTGCATTATCTTTTATTACTAAAGTATCTGTGATTATCTTATGATTATTAATTACTGTTTTTCCTGATTTAAGTTCTATAGCCATCATAGTTTTCTTATTATCTGTTTTATGTTTTTCAACATCTAGGATATTCACAATATATAAAGGTGCTACAGCATAAAGTTCAAAAAATATTTTGATAGCTTGTGAAATTGAAAAATCTAAATCATAAGTGTCACCAAAATATTGAATAGCCTCTTTATAAGTTCCGACTCTTACAACTTCGTTTGTTTTTCTATTTTCTTTCTTCAATTTATGAATTGGTGCCATTCCAACAATAAAATGACCGTAATCAAGTGTAACAGGCAAGATTAAATCACTCGCAGTTTCAGATTGGTATGTACCATGTTTATAAGCCATTTCTATCCTCCTCTTTTATTTGTTCTTTTAATTGATTTGTAATAACAGTAAAGATATTTTCATTTCTTTCTATTTTTCCAATTACTTCAATATCAATTAGTATTTTTTTTATCAAAGGAAATTTTTCCATTATTTCTTTTATCTTGTCGTTTTCAAAATAAACTACTCCTTTTGAAAAACTAAAATTTTTAAATTCTATATTGTTACCTAAATATATGTATTGCTTTTTTTCCATATTTACCTCCTTATAATTTATTAGTATAAACTGATGAAATTGCTTCTCCATAAACTGAAAACGATATTCTTGAGAAAAAATATGGTCTGTATTGGTCGGAATGAAATGAAACTTTAAATTCCTTGGTTTGATCTATTACAAACCCCGAACCTTGATTATCAATGTTTAATAATTTATCTTTTACTGGTTTAGTAGTTTCTTCCAATAATTTTTCCATTATTTCATTTGCTAAAGATAAATTTTCTAAATAATCATTTTCACCATTTTCTTTTGTGGCTACCCATATTTCAAACTCAACAGGAGAATCATAGTAATCTATTCCAGCTCTTTCTTGCTTAAATTCAACTATTCTTAATGTAACATAAGGAAAATTCTCTTTATAATTTCCATTTTCCCTGTCCTCAAAACTCTTTTGTGGTAAAAATCCCCTATATACTTTGATTCCTTTATTTGAAAGTTCTTTATCAAGAAATTCAAATATTTTTTCCTCTGTATGTTTTATCATCCCATTAACCTTTCAATTTCATGTTCAAGACGCATGTTTAACTTTTCTTCCATAAATCCTTGCAAATATTCCAATATGCTATCCTCACCTAACATTTGTGGAGCAGAAGGTCCCATTAATCTTTCTATCGGTAATCTCTTCTCGCTTTTTCTTTTAAAAGCTCCCAATCTACCATCAGAATAAGCAATAAAAGCATTTGGTATACTTCCGCCTTCTCCTTTTTTTACTGTTGAATTAACAGTCTTTTTATATTTTCCTCTAGTTTTAGGTGTTAATTTAAAATGATCCAACCCTATAACGCTACCAGTTGAAACTATTCTAGCTGTTAAATTTCCACCAGATGACCTTATAAATTTAATCGACTCACTCAATTCTCCTTTTTTTATTGTATATTTCGATGTAGCTTGTCTTAATGCTTCTGTTTTTACCATTTCCATACTCCTATTTATAGCATTAGCAAGAGCATTTGGCATTTTACCTTTTAAGTTATCAAAATTTGATTCAATATATCTCAATTGACTTTCATCTATTTTTATCTCAAACACTATATTTCCTCATTTCTAAACAAATCTATCTCGAACATACCCATATCTGACTTACTTGCTGCAACTTCATACTTTATGCCATCTATTGTTATATTTTCACCAGTATGTGGCCGAAGTTTCAGATACGGATAACCTATAAATAAAGTGAATCCGTTCTGAAAAACTCCTTCCTCTGTTGAAATAAGTCCATTTTTCTGTTTGTTCTGAAATTTTTCTTCATCAATCACACATATAACTTTTCTTCCATTCAATGTATGCTCCGTTCCAAATTCGTTGTTATTCAGAAACACATTTGCTATATCCGATTTGATTACATCTTTAAATTCCATGAATATCACCTATTTTTTACTTTTATTATCAGTTTCTTCTGAAATTTCAATTTTCTTTTCAACTTTATTAGATTTGTTTTCTGTAATTTTTTCTATAATACCTCTTTCAATACAATCCTTAGCAACTGTATTTTCGATAATATCAACTTCCTGTTTAGCATTATATACTGTTCCAGCATACACCAAAGGACTCAATACCTTGTACTTCATGTCAACCTCCTATTTTACTTTCAATATTTTTATAGCTTCAATGTCATACACTACTGGTAAAGGTCTTGATTCTGTCCTGATTTCTACAGTGTTAGATTTTGAATCTTCATCTGTAAATACTGAACGCTCTGCTACAATAATTCCTTGTTTTACATCTGCTGCTGGTCCATAGATAATTGTATTATTGCTTGGTGCTAACAACACTTTACCTTCAGGAACAATATTTTTTGTTGAATAAGTTTTTCCATCAGCATTTAACACAGAATGTTGTGACTGATAAGAATAAATAGGAAGTCCAAATGGTGCAAGAGTTCCAATATAGATTGCTCCACTTGCAATTTCTCTAGGATCAATTTCTCCCATGTGATAATTTCTTACATCTAATAATTTTTGAACTTTTTCATTTTCTACAAATAATTTTGCAGTTACTGGGTCCATTAAAATCATTTCAGGTCTTAAACCTGTGTTTTCTCCTATTTTTGTTATTGCCGCTTGTAAATCTCCAATTATATCGGCATTAGGTTGAGTCCATAAAACAGCTGGTGTAATTTCTTCAACTGTTCCAAATTTAATTTCCCCTTCTATTCCTTCACCTTTTACAATCACTTTCCCTTCAAACAACGCTTCAGCACACATTTTTTCTTCTCTTCTTGTAATTTGTTCTTCAAATTCTGCAAAAGATTCTGCAAGTAAGTCTGCTTTTCTTTCCTCGGGACTTTTCCCACCATAAATTGTTTCCCCTGCTGTTTTATTAAAAAACAATTCAAAAGCCGAAAAAGTTCTTTTTGGTGCTACCTTTGGAGCTTGAAAAAATTTACTTTCATAAGTGTTCTTTACCATTTCTGTTCCTGGAATAAATTCAGATACAAAAGGTGCTACAAGTTGTCTTCCTTTTCTAAATTCTATTTCCATTTTTTGATTTTCTGATGTTTTTCTATTTTTAAAATAACTGTCTTTTATAAATGATTTCGGTCTAATCACATTCTGGTCATACAACCCAATAAATTCTATTACTGCTGGCATTATTCCTTACCTCCTAATCCTTTTATTACAATACCTTTATCTCTAGCTGCCTTTGTAAAGCCTGCTTTCTGTGTTCCTGCTTTCACTTTCAGCCCTTCAAATATAAATTCTCCTGAAATAGCTACAGTTGTTTTAGTTTTTACAGTTGTTCCATCTGCATCCTCCATAACTATTCCAAACAAATCCGTCCCATCTGAAAGTTCAGCACCTGCATTTACAGCGTCTCCTCTTTTTACATTCTTACCTTGTGGCACTTCAAATTCCATATATTTATGCCCTGTACCGCTTAAAAACTGTTCGCTGGCATATTCATTGCCTTTTGTTACAAAATCCATTATTTGCCCTCCTCTGTTTTTTTATTCATTAAAGAAAAAATGTTTGAAATATTTACTCCCATAAATTTTTTCTCTTCATTATTTTCCGCTGTACCATTATTTGGAACTGGCGGTGTAAAGTTATTTTGACTATCATTCTTAATATTTTGTAATTTCTTAATTCTTTCTTCCTTCTGTTTATTCAAAATATTTACTGCTAACACACTAGCCTCTACCGGATCATTATATTTAGCATTTTCAACAAGTTCAGAATAATTTGATACATCCAAGTTATCAATTTCTCTCATTCTTTCCCTTTCTTTAGTTATTCCAGCTTCCTTACCTTCATTAAAGATTTGATTGCAAAGTTCTGGAAATTTGTTTTTTAACTCTTCTAATGTCATATTTCCTCCTTTATTTTTCTGATTTTCTGTCGAATTTAATATATTTCTAAATTTATCAGCTATTTCTTCAGGACTTCCTGTACTATTTACAGAAATATTTATCACTCTTGGCTCCTGAATTTTCTTTTCTTTAAAATTTTTAAATTTTGAAATGTCAAAAGCCATATTGTTTATAATCAATTTATTCTCAATAACTTCTTTTTCCACATTTTCATCTAATATTTCATCAATAAATCCATATTCCTTAGCTTCTTCTGCATTCATCCAAGTTTCATTATCCATCAATTCAGATAAAGTTTCCTTATCAGTTTTTGTTTTATTTAAATATGTTTCAATAATACTATTTTTAACCTTATCAAGCATTTGAACAGTTTTTTGCATTTCTTGATTATTCCCATAAGCAAAAGTAATTGGATTGTGAATCATAAATAAAGCATTTTTAGGCATTCTTACAGTATCACAAGCACTTGTTATAATAGTTGCGGCACTCGCTGCTAATCCATCAATATTTGCTGTCACTTTAGCTTTGTGATTTTTAAGAATATTTGCTATCGCTACAGCACTAAATACACTCCCTCCTGGACTATTTATGTGTAAAGTTATATTTTCCACATCGCCAAGATTTTCAATATCCTGTTTAAACGCCTTATCAGATATATCATCCCAATATTCATCACTTCCAATACTTCCATAAAGTATCAGTTCCGCTGATTTTTCTTCCTCATTCTTCATCACGTTCCAAAATTTGAATTGTTTCGGCATTCAATACCACTCCTTTCTCTGTTAATAATTTACTTTCCTTTGCCAAAATTCTTATATTCTGCTCAAAATCTCCTCCATTAAGTTCGGCTGTTTCTCTCGTCCTAGTCGATAATCCATTATTGATTCTTATAACTGCTGCATTAGCCTCTTTTAACGGATCTATTTGCCCTTGAGATGGTCCATTCCATTGCGAACCACACCACGCTTTGTCTATAAGAAAGTCAGTTCCATAATTTTTAAGTTCAACTCTACCTAGCAAATATGCTTCATTAAGCCACTCCTCATAAACAGGCTGGGTAAAATTCTCTACAAACCATTCACGCCTTTTCCTAAACATTTTCCACGCTTCCAGAAGTGCTGCACGGCTTGCTGAATAACTTGCTGTAAAATGCTTTATCAAAAGTTCATATGGAACTTCCAAAGCGCTTCCTATCTGTCTTAAAATGCTTGTAACAAAAGGATCAAATTGAGCATTAGGTCTTCCTGGATTGGTAGCTTTTGCTTTTTCTCCTGGATTAAGCCCCATAATCATTCCTGGTGCAAGTTCTATAGTAGTTTCATCTTCCGAATCTACCAGCGAATCATTTTCGACTGCTTCGAGTTCGCCTACATCAGCACCGCTCGAATTTTCGGCTTCGCTTTCAATAAAAATTGCATACATTCCGCTTATAACTGCTGCCATTAGTTCAGCTTCAGTATAATTTCCAAGCTGTTTTAAATTCTCAATAACTGGAGATAATATTGGAATTCCTCTTACTTGTTCAGGTCTTTCTGTGAAAAGAAGATGTATTATATTTTTTTGATTTTCGCTTCCATAAACTTTTATAAGTTTCTCGCTTACTCCCCCAGTTGCGTCTAATGGATGTTCAGATGAAACATAATAACCTTCAATTCTTCCGTTTTTATCTATTTTCACACCTTCAACCACACTTTTATCTGAAATCATATTGTTTGGAGTATATATTCTGTCAGGTTCTAAAATTTCCAATTTCAAACTGTATGGATTTTTTGGAGTTTCAAAATAATTTAATTTTATAAAACATTCTCCATTCATCAGCACTGTCAAAAACACAAGTTCCTGAATCTGATAAAAATTCATAGTCCCTAAATTATCAATTTTATCTTTCGACCAAAGTTCAAATTCTTTTTCAATCAAACTTTCTATTGCTTCAGCTTCCTCATCGCTAATCCCTATTGTCTCATTATCAATAGCAGCCTTTAATTTTAATCCGCTTCCAACGACATTCGTGTTAATAGTTTTTAGTGCTCCAGTAGCAACAGAAGTTCCCATATACAAATCTCTTGAACGCTCAATCAATTTTTTACGGTTTTTATAAATATCCTTTTTCACTCCACCGCCAGCACTTTGCCAGCCTAGCATTGATTTTTTAGTAGTTGAAGCACCGTGATTTGAATATCCAGTATTAAGAATTTCTAATTTTCTTCTTGCCTGAAATCTTTTAAGTCCTTTTTCCGGGTTAAACACTGTTATTAATTTATCAATAAAATTCATAAAACACCTCCTTTTCTACTAAAGATTTCTAGGTATACCTCTTCTAACTCTTCTGTTTCCTGTACTGTTCAATTTTTGTAATTCATTTTCCCAGTAAGCTCTTCCTTTTCTTATTGCATCTATTCCCATTCGAGTAAGTTCCCTAGTTCCAATTTTATAACTAGTTCCAGCCAAAGCTGCTCGTTCAGCTTTGCCGTATTCAACTATCATTTCTAAAATATATTCTCTTGAATAATTTGATTTTCCCATTTTCTAAATTCCTTTCGACAATATTTTTCTTTTTGTTTGCACTTTTGGTCTTTCTGTAACATCAATCAAATATTTTTTACTCAAATCAGGATTAGCTATTTTTAACGCAGCATAAGCATAATTTCTAATATCCAACGGTTCATTCCTTTTAGTTCCTGTAACAACCCACTTAGTTTTTCTTACTCCTTTTTCAAAAGTTGTAATCTTAACTTCTGCAGTCAATCCTTTAAAGTATGTTTCATCATACCCTCTTTCTACATTATCCGGAAAATGCATATATCTTGGTCCAGGTAAATCAATTCTCAATCTGGCCATAATAGTTTCTTTCCCAGTATCAGTATTTAATACAAATAGCGAAATTTGTCCTTTATTTGTTTTAGTTGGCCTTGTAATAAACGGCTTACCTTCCACACTTCCACCTTTTACTCCAAATATTCTTTTAATTTCACGAGGTTTCACAAATCCGTAAGTTGACATCGTGTGATTTCCTCCTGTGTCAATACAGGTACATATTATTTTTATTTTCTGTCCGTTAGAATAGGTAAATTCAGTATCCAAGAATCTCTCAAGCTGACTCCACACATGAGTTTCTGCAGGATTTCCTATAAACACTTTATAACAAATCCCCCAACTTTCTTCATCAGCTCCCCAACCTACAACTTCACATTCCAATCTATCATCTTGAACATCAACTCCCGCAGTCAAAACGTTTACGTTTTCAGGAATTTCGCAGCCATAATGTTCTTTTCTGTGAGATATTTTTTCAAAATCCATTTTATCTCTTTTTTCCTCAAAAGTTTCACCTAATGCAGTATTAGTGAAAACCTTCATAAGTTGAACATCGCCTTTAGATTCCTTGAATTTTTTTATTATACTTTTCCAAGTCGAAAAAGGACTATACAATTCATTAATATGAAATCCTCTTACTGCTTTCGGATCAATTTCAACATTTCCTGCAATCCATTCTCCCTCTTTCATATTCTTTTTCCACTCATATTCACTTGAAACTTCAAGGCAATCTTGACATTTGTGTCCAATATTTTCAAAAACAATATTTTTCCATTCCAATCTTTGCATTGTTCCACATTTTGGACAAGGGATATAATATTCTTCCTGTGTACTATTTTCATACTCCTGTTCTATTCTTGATTCCCCTCTTACTGTTGGTGTACTTGTTAAAACAATTTTTTTGTTCCAAAATGTTTTTGTTCTCTCAATTGCTAAATTTAACGGATCACCTTCACCCTTTACATCATTTGGAAATCTATCAATCTCATCTGCCAATAATATCCGTATTGGTCTACTCGCAAGTTCAGCTGCTGAATTACTTCCAGTTAAAATAATATATCCACCTGGAAAATCTTTTTGAGTTTTAGTATCTCTTGACGTTTCATTTTCAATTATTTTACTTTTTAATTGTGGTGTGCTAAGTATCATGTCATTTAATCTTGTTGTCGCAAAATCTTCTGCCATTTTTTGAGTCGGCATTAAAAACATTATAGGAGCAGGGTCATAATCAGCATGATGTCCAAAAGTATTCAACAAAAGTTCTGTTTTGGATAATTGAGCTCCATACATCATTATTACTTTTTCTGTTTGTTTATCAGATATTGCTTTCATCACTTCTCTTTGAAACGGTACTCTATCAGTATTCCACCTACCTGGTTCCGCAGAAGTTTTGGAACTTAATATTCTATAATTGTCTGCCCATTCATCAATCGTTAATTTTGGCGGTGGCTTTAATACCGAAATAATTTTTTTAAACAAATTATTTGCTTTTTTTAGGTCTGCCTCTCTTTTTCGGGTTGTCATTTTTCTCTTCCTTTAAATTTTTTTTAATTGATTTAGTGCTTAAATTCTCTTCATCCTCATCTTCATCAATATAATTTTTACTTTTAAACATTTCAGGACTATATTCACTTAATTCTGTCAAAGTATCAGATATTCCTGTTAAAATGATGTCCTGTATTTCTCCCAAGTTATCACAAGCAATTACAGTAGGTGCTAATTTATTAGGCAATGAAAGCAATTTTCCCTTTATATTGACAAGCATACTCGTCATTACTTCTTCAATTACTCCCGCCGGATGTAATTGATTCTTTAACTCCGATATTTTCAAGGCTTTCAATTCTGTATCTTTTTTTATTTTCTTTATTTCTTCCCTAATTTTTTCATCTTTCAAATCTACATCTGCATCATTTTTTAACTCCAGATACTCAATATATGAATGAACACTTTCCAAAAATAAATATTTATTTTGTCCGTTTTTTTTGATAACATTTTCCTCTGCCAAACGCCTTAGATGCCTTTCGCTCAAATTCAATATTTTAGCCAGCACGACACCTTTTATAATCTCGTCATATTTTGCTTCCATTTTCACCTCCTATCGGACAGGACATGAACTTAAAAAAAATTCATATCCGGATGTTTTCCGGGACTCGCCAGACCTACAGGGCAAAAAAGTCTCTCCAAAGTACCTTTTTTATTTTTTTGATATTTTGTCTTTTATCTTCTGTGTCATTCGCCTAACCTCTTTATCCATTTCTCTTTTCTTTCTCAAACTCTCTTTACATCTATCAAGATACATATCATATATCTTAATCTTCGCATTATTTATCTTTGTATCCAGTTCATCATTTATATTCTCAAGTTTTTCCAAAAGAATAAGGCCCTCGTCAATTCTTTTCTCTATATATTTTCGCAACCATCTTTTGATTAAACTTGTAATAATTATTAATACAACTGGTATTACTAAGCAATAAAATATAATCGCTATAGTTATCATATTATTAAATCCTTTTTTATTTTTTGACAAAAAAAGAGCCAACTTATAAATAGACTATATTTCTATAGTTTATCTACAAATCGGCTCATAACCACTTTTACTCTTGCCTTTATCCTATTGTACTTTTCTTAATTCTTTTTACTTTTCCATTTTCAAAAACAATAACCATTTCCCTTTCACCTTTTTTATCCATTTCATTTAGCAATAAATTAATAAATTTAAAAAGTTTTTTATTGTTTTCTATTTTTTTTATCTGCTCTTTAGTAAGCATTTTATCACCCTTTCATTATACCTTATTTTATCAATATTTTCAAGTATTTTGAATTATATTTTTATACTCTAATCGCAAAAAAGCTTATAATACGAATCAAACAATAAATTACAAATAAATTTATAGACATACCAATTAAAAATCCTCTTATGCTTGTTATTCTAAATTTAAATACCACTATATTCTTTTTAAATCTTATTACTAGGTTATAAACAAACCACACTAATATTAAAACAAATGTTACAGTAAGAAGTGCATTTATAACTCTCATTATTATATTTAACATATCTAATCCTCTTCATCAAACTTCATTAAATCATCATCATTGTATACAAGCAAGGCTATGAGCACAAATATTCTTGCTATACATTTTAAAATATATCTAATTCCTGAATATAACATTTATCCCCCAAAATTTTAAATTCTTTTTCTTATTTCCTCTACACATTTTTTCATACCTTTTAAACAATCTCTAATTATATTGTCAGCACAATCATAATTTTTACGTCCACAAGTTAATAACCGTAAACTATATGCACCCATTTCATCTGCCGTCAATCTAGCTAACACTTCTAAATTATCTAAAAAGTTTTCTATATTTTTATTTTCCTGATATGCTTCACACATTTTTCTTATTTGCTTTTCCATTTGTTTCAAATAAAATTCAACTGTTTCATAAGCTGTAGTAAATTTCTTTATTCTTACTTTTTCAAAATAAACACGATAAATTTCATGCATTTTTTTTGCAACCCTAATATGAGATTTTATTTCATTTGAATAACCGTTTATTTTTCTTTCTTTTATAGTTTCACCAAGTAAATATCCCTTTAAATAACTATACTTTTCTTCAAATTCTCTTACAATTTCTTCTTCCGATAAAAACTCTATCCCATTTGCTCCAACAAAATTAGATAACCGTATATAGAGAGTGAAGGTGTCACTATCATCAATTTTAAATGAAATTTTTAATTGATCTATCCCATACATATCACTTTCCTCTTTTATTTCCAAATCACTTATTGTTTCGTCTTTCAAAATTTCAGACAACTCTTTTATTTTTCTTCCAAATAATTCTATGTATTTCATATTAACTCCTTATCCCTAATTAATTATTTCAAGTTCATTTTTTATATCTTGTGGTATATTATTTTTCCATAGATAACTATTTTTCAAAATAAACTGATTATATTGAATCGCTGTATTATTTGCTCTTATCTTTGCTTGTAAGGCTATCTCCTTATTCTCATCTTTCATAGACAAATAAATTTGCTTATCACTTTCATAACTGCTTACCATTGCTCTTGCAGTATCTTCCACTTTTTTTAATCTGTCATATCTTTGTCTATCATTCTGTTTTTCCAATTCATAGTCTATTTTATTAAACCAACTATTTATCCCTAAAAAAGGATTGCAGGCTGTCATAGATAGCCCACAAATAATTAATATAAATATTTTTTTCATTTCATTCCCCTTTATTTTTCAAATTTAACAACTGTATTTTCCACTTTCATTGGAATATCTGTATACACGTATATTCCTGTCCACTCAATATATTTCCCATCTGGAGTAAAGAAAAATATCCCGTTATCATTTTCTCCATAACTTCCATCTACATCAGGAATCCAATTATTTTTACAACTATAACTACTTGAAGGATTACATTCATATAATTCACTATCTGGAGTTAAAAAACTATTTAAACTTGACACTTTTCCATCTACTACAAAACTTCCAACTATTCCACCGTTTTCTGTAAACAATGTTATATATCCTAACGGACGTTTCACAGCACTTGGTAAATTCAATGCTTTTTCACGCTGTCCATTTACCCAGTAGGCCCTTTTTATTAAATTATATCTTTCTAAACTATAATCAATATCACTAGGTGTTGCTTGATTGCCTGCTAACTTATCACCTATTTTTAAAGTATTCTCTTTATCATTTTTTGTATCATTCCCAAAATTTTCTTCATCACAGCTTGTAACTAATGCTCCTAAAATCATCACAATTAATAGTAATTTTTTCATTCCTATTCCTCCGCTTTCCATATTTTATAAATTTCATTACCTATTCCCGCTCCTAACGTAACAGATAATATTGTTTTTGCTAATTTTAATAAACAAAATATTGTTCCCATTATTTTTCTTACAATTTATCCTCCTCAATTTTAAACAATCCAAAAATAAAAGTTAAAATTTGAACCCCTACTCCCCAAAAAATATATAATATAAAATCTATTAACATTAATTTCGCAAATTCTAATAATGTTTTTACACTTGAAATATCACTTATTGTTTTATACACTAATAATCCTAAACTTCCCAAAATAATTGCTAAATATAATATTGTTATTATTGCTGATACTATTTTTCTCATACTAATTCCCTTCCTATTTCTTTTTATACTTGTCTTTATTTAATATTCTTTCAAAACTCGCTTTATTTTCATCTTCCTTATTCCATAAACTCCAATTCAATTTTCTCTAGTTTTTTAAATTAAATTGCATTCTATCCTTGTTTTTCATACTTTCCTCCTAATTTTCTTTTACAACTCCAAAATTTTGGTCTATATTCTCATCCCTCCATTCCTCGAACAGCTTACGCTGTTCACTTTCATTTTTTATTATTTCTTCCGCCTTTTTCTCTGTATAACCTAAATCATCTACTAAATCAACTTCATCGCTTTCTTTACCCAATCCGCTGCCTATACTGAACCATAATTTATATTTGCTCATTTTATCCTCCTAATCTTTTTTTCTAATAAAAACGACTTTTCACGACTGACGTTTTTCTTTATAAACACTATATTTAAACCTACTTTTCCAGCCAAAACGACTTTCTGCGACTGAACTTTAAAATATAAGTTCAGGAACTTTTCCTGTTTTGTTTATTTCCTCCAGTACATCCATGCATTCTCGCCTTAACCATTCCACCTCTTCTTTTACTACTGTTTTCTTTACTATTTCAAATTGTTTCTTGTAATATTCTTGAGCTTCTTCAGCTGTCATCCCATAATGCTCCTTAAAAAGTTTTAAAATACCTTCTTTTAATTCTGCCATTTTTTGATTCTCCTTTAAAACTTATCTCTCAGTATTTTCATACTTTTCTCCCAATCCTAATATAATTTTACAAAAAGTTTATCCCTTCTTTTTGAATTACTAATCTCAAATAAATTTATAACTTCATCATTTGTCAAATTGTTACTATCAAAATTCACTTTATACACATTCATTTGTCTATTTGGATTCAACCTTTGTCTAATATCAGTCTGTGTAATAAGTCTTTGTACTTCTTCTACATTTTTTGTGATTACTGATTTGTATTCATCTTCACAATATAATATTTTAAACATCTTTTTCTCCTGATTATTCAAATATTAAACTTTTACTTTTATTCTATTTTCCAAACTTTCTATTCTGTTATTTAATGTTTCAACAATATCAATTAATTCATTAATCGTTTTTTGACTATCTTTACTTGTGTCATTTATTGCACCAGCTCCAGCACACAATTCTCCCATCATTCTATAATACCTCCTGATATCATCATCACTATATCCTTTTTTTACTAAAGAATTTATAATTTCTATCATTTCTTCTGTGACTTTTAATTCTTTACTCATTTTTATATTTCCTTTCAAATTTTATTTTGTAATAAACTGTTTCAAATTTGGCCTAAAATAATCAGGCCCTTTTATTATCTTACCATCTTCACGAAATATTGGTTTCCCATTTTTACCAAGTTTACTCATATTGCTTTTATGAACTTCTTCAAATGCTTCAGGTAAAATTACATCAAATCCATTTTTTACTTCTAATTTAAAAAGATACTCCGTTTCTTTATCTCCCAAAAAAAATATTTTATTTGCAATCTTTTCTATATCACCCTTATTTTTCTCAAGTAGTGTCCCGATGTGAATATAATACATATCACAAACAGCATCTAACATTTCTACTCTATCCTTATTTTTTTCTGCCACTTCATATTCTTTAAATTCTTCATCAAACAACTTTTTTCTTAATTCCATTCTTTCATTAGTCATTTCTTTTTCCAAAAATTCCTGTTGTCCAAATGTTATATAAAACTCTTTTACAAGCTTAACTAATTTTTCCCATTGTTCCATTTATCCTCCTATATATTTTCTATAGTTTCTATTATTTCATCAATCCATTTTTCATTTTTAAGTTTTCCCAAAACCAATTCTGTTTTCAGTTTTAATAACAACATTTTTTTTGAAAACCAGTCTGTATTTTCTTCTAAAAATTTTATATTATGTATTAAATTTTTCTTATACTTAAAAGGGAAAATCCTCATCATCTTCTGTTTCATCATAATCATTTTTGTTACTTTGATTATTTACAGTGTTTTTACTTTCAACAAATTCAAAACTATTTACTAATACTCTTGTAAATCTCCGTTTTTCACCATTTTTCTCATAATCACTTACACTCAAACGTCCTTGTATAAGAATTTTACTACCTTTTTTAAAATATTCAGCAATTGTTTCAGCAGTCTTTTCCCAAGCTATACAGTCAATAAATTCTGCCTCATTCTTATTTTTCTGTACAGCTAATGTGAAGCTGGCATATGCTTTTCCACTTGATGTATATTTTAATTCTGGATTCCTTACCATTCTTCCCATTAGTATCACTATATTCATAATCTATATTCCTTTCTTTTTCAACTCATACAATTTCTCAACAGAATACTCTAAGGTTCTTTCCAATTTATTTTTTGGAATTTCCCAACTAAAACATAAAATTTCTTTTATATCTTTCCTGTTTCTCCTTACAAATTTTCCCAGTTCCTTGTATTCTGTTGTTTTTATTTCATTATCATTTATTTTTAGACAATGTAGTTTAATTTTCACTCTTAATGTTCCCTCATAATTTTTTGTATTTTTTCTTGTACTAAAAAATCACAGCTAAATTAATAACTGTGATTAAGTTTTGACTTTATTTGATTAATTAATACTCTAATGTCTTGTTTGCTATTATATAATTTTTTTATTTCTTCCAAAAATTCTTTTTTATTCTCCTCATTTTCAGAATAATAAAGCTCTATCAATCCTGTTTTTATTCCATTTGGATATTTTAATAAAATTTCTTTCATTTTATCACTATAATAATCTTCTAGTACTATATTTTCTTTTTTATCTCTTGATTTATGTAATATCCATTTTTTACTTTCAATTTCTCCATACTCAATTTTATATTTTTCAAAAAATTCCCTTCCAGCTTTATCGTTATCAAAAATTACAGTATAATTTTCTGTTATACCGATAAATAATCCTATCAAAGTACTAAGATTTGAAACGCCTGTTCCAGGAATGACTTTTATATTTTTATCTAACAAATCAATTTCTTTTAACATTTCTAAAAATATCTTATCTGTCATCCCTTCAGTTATTATAACTTTTTCATTGAAATGTAATAACGGGAAATTATTAATTTTTAGAGCATTTATTATTGGAGTAATTTCCCCTAAATTTTTATTATCTTCAATTTTAGTAATTCTTTCCAATAGTACTTTTTCATTTTTTCTTTTAGCTATATGTATTTGGTTTATTTTTATTACTTTTGGATTAACCATATTTTCCAAATGTGTCGTGTAAAATATCTTATTAACTTTTGATAATTCTTTTAGTATTTTTATCAATTCCGTTTGAAAAGTTGTATGTAAATATACACCAGGTTCATCCAATAAAATAATACTTCCATATTCTTCATTGTTTATATGCTTCCAATTATATTTCATTTTTATAAAAAAATTAAAAAACCACTGAAATCCTTTTGATCTCATACTTACCGGAAAAACTACTGTTCTTGGTTTCCCATTTTCTCTTTTTTCTCTTAAATCATTTATTAAAAATTGAAATTCTTCATTCTCGTATTTCAAATCGATTTCAACTGTTTTAAATTCTTCTTTGATTCTGTTTTCATGCATCTTATCCCACAAATCTGCTAAATTTTCATTAAGTTCATATTTTATATCTTCCAGCATTGTTCCTTTATCTGACAAAGCACTATTTATAAAACTGTTTACGTCCATATTATTTTTTAAAAATATTTCTTTAATGTATAAATACCAATCATGTTTTTTCCCAATTTTATTTGGAATATTATCTCTAAAATCATCAATATATATTATGTGAGGTAAATACTTTAAAATTGTCTCTCCAATAAATTGCTCTATTTCTTCTTTTGAAATATAAAATTTCTTATTTTCTTCATACATTCCATTTACTAAAATTGTTTCATCAAATTCTTCTATTTTCAAATTAAAAATTTTATATTTGTTATCCCTAACGCCATTCATATTAATCGAAAATTCTCTTCTAATCAATATATTGTCCTCTTTAATATCACAAAGTATATTTTCTATTTTTGGAAGCAATACCTCTTTAATAGAACTTAAATATCTTGATTTATTAAAACTAGTTTCATTTTTATATATACTTTCTGAAATAAATTGTTCTTTTTTTTCTTCTATTATATAGTCTACAGCATTTTCTGTCAATTCATTTTTATTTATATTTTCTATCTCTGCTTCAATAATAGGATTTTGTCCGTTTTCAAATTTATTTTTTATATATTCAAAATTTATAAAATCACCATTATACTGTTTATCATTATAACAATCAAATGCAAATATTGCTTGTAAAATGGAACTTTTTCCTGTTTCATTCAAGCCTATAATTGGAATCAAATTTTGATTACCCAGTTCTATTGTTAAATCTTTAATTGCTTTATAATTTCTTATTCTAAATTTCTTGTATTTCATTAATTACCTCCTGTTTCTAATAATATTTATTATACCTAAAAATATAAAAATTTCAAAATTATTTATCACAGTTATTATATTCAGTTGTCATTGTCCTTCTTGCTTCAAAGATTAAATAATCTTTTATTTATAAAAATTTTTTAATTCACTCACTTCTCTCCAAATTTCCATATTTTCCCTCCTTGTATTCTTTTCTAAATAATTTAAAATGATTTGGGTAAATCTCTAATAAATCATATACATTCTGTGGATTTAACCATATACCTTGTATTTGATATTTCTCTTCAAATTCACTTATCGGCGTTGAATGAAAAAGATTATGATGTTCTCTACATAAACTCATAAATCTTGTTTTTAGCCCATTACATTGTGAATATCCACCTATTGAATTTACATTATCATAGTGATGTAAATCAGCTTCACTTTTATTACATATCGCACATATTCTCTTCTTCAAACAAATATAAACATACTTTTCCGTATCTGGATATATCTGTGCTGCAAATCTTTTTCTCCCATTTTTTTCCTTAATCACAATTGGCACATTGTAATCAAGGCCCAACTCAATCAGATATTCAATAAATCTATTTGCAGTATCAATATCTAACGTATCAATTGAATCAGGACTTAACGAAAAATTGGGAATTTCATATTTTTCTGCAAAAAATATTTTCAATATGTCTTTCATATATCCATATTCGCTGCCACCACCTGCAAGATATTCAGAAAATTGATTTATCAAGGCATATATCATTCTCATCTGCTGTAATGTCATCGCTTTAATTGGAACAATTTCTACTGAATAATTATTTAATATTTTTTCCAGATCTTCCTTTACTCCTGGAACAATCTTTTTCATTGGATAAAATATTTTTATTTTCTTATTCTCAATTTGTGTTCTTAACATTACGATTCTTCCTTAATTTCTATTTTTGACAGTATTCTTAATAACTTTTCCATTTCCGGATTTCTGAAAGCATAATTTAAATAGTCAACTGGATTTCTATAATGATGTCTGTTGCACTCTATATGCTCTCTACAGGCTTTTTCTGTCAAAAAAGAATTATTAAAAACATATTCAAAATTACCATTATAACAACAAAAATCAATATTCTCATTATCCAAATTTTCCAAACAAATCTCATTAATTTCCTTTAAAGTTTCCTCATCATCATAAGCACTTTCTCTTAATATTGACTTAACTTCTTCCACATCTTCCAGAGTATATTCAAAAATTCCTAATGATTCTCCTTCATACACTGCTTCAAAATAATTTCCTTCACTATTCACATCTGGCCGAAATTTTTCGTGCCTAACTTGATACATTCTAGGATTAGCAGTCATTCTACTGCTTTGTGTATTCAATTCGTGTTTTAATTCTTTTAAAAATTTAATATCTTCTGTAGTTAAATTATTTATTATCATTTTTACACTCCTATCAACATTTTATTTTTCAATTCAGACAGATCAACTTGATTTTCAATCTGTGCAGTATTTTTATATTCCAACGGTATAAATTCTAAATTTTGAGTATTCTTTACTCCTATGCTCTCATAAGTAATTCTTTTAGGATTTTTCTGTCCGATAATTTTATAATTACCAGTGTAATAATCATTTGTTTCATAAGGATTTTTTATAAATTCCTTGTATATTCCATCAAATTCCCATTTCAAAAAGTTATCAAATTCTTCAGATGTCATAGTGCAAATCCTTCTCCAACCGACATAATCCACTATTGCATGAACTCCCTTGTCTTCAAAATTTATCATTCCACTATTTCCATATTTCAAAACAGCAGCTCTTAGCATTTTCTTAGCTAAAATAACTTGATTTTCTACATTCCTATTTTTTGCATATTCAAGTATTTCAGCAACTTGTGGCATAAATTTTTCCTTGCTTGTTTTTATGATTTTAAGTACAGCATTCATAAATTCCTTAGCGGTTAATTCATTTCCTAATGCTAAAAAATAGAGGCTTCCTAACTGGTTTGGATTTTTTGTATTTGGATAATTTGTACATAACAAATTAAAGACATTGTTAAATTCATCTCTTGTCATCATTGCATAATTCCTCCTATCAAATCCTCGATACTTTCATCTGTAACTCCCGTAAATTGATTATTAGATTTTTGATAATATTCTTTTGTATTTTTAGGACTAGAATCGGTATTAACTTTATCATCATAATTTCCTTCCAACACTTTTAATAGATTTGCTTTATTAATAAACCAGTCAAATGTTATTTGCCAGTTATTTTTATTATCTCCCTGTAAAAATTTAGAAACATAAATTTTGTCCATTGCCTGAAAAATTTCCTCAATAGTATATTCTTTAAGCAATGTTTTTATTGATTTTTTACGTTTCTCATTTATTTTTAGTCGTGTTCCAGATAGTCCAAATGTATTTGCAATTTCTATCCATTTATTTTTTATTTCTTCACACACAAAAGAAAAATTATTTTTTTCTTTTTTGACACTTGTATTATTATAATAACTATTATTAATATAATTATTATTATATTTATTCTTATTATTATTATTTATTGCCCCCTTATCGTTATACATTTCGTGCAACGTATCGTCAAAAGTAGTATTTTTAGGACTTCCAATAGCTTTTTCTGTATTTTCATCTACTATTTCTGCTTCAATTATTTTTTCATCATCTAAATTATCAGAAATATTTTTATTTTCTAACTTCAAATTTTTCTCACCCAATTTTGGATTATCAATATATTTTTCTATTATTTTCTTAATTTCCTCTTTTTCACACTGATGATAAATAATTTCTATAAATTCTTTTTGTTTAACTTCTTTCAGTTCACTTAAAATTAGATCCTCAAAAGGTTTCCCGCCTTTATTAAGATTTGTTTTTGCCCATTCAAGCAATATTATTTCCCGTGTTTCAGAATCATATTTAATCAATTTATGTTGCTCCATAAATCTTTTCAATAAATTTCCCACTGATTCAATTGAATATCCCATATCAAATGCTATTTGCTTTTTCGTTATTTTATATATACCTATCTGCGTCGATTTTTCATTTGTCATTAAGTATAAATAAAAAAACTTATCTTCGGGAGTCATTTCTTCCTGAACATAGGGATTGCTCCAAAAATCAGTCTGTATCTGTCTAAACTTAGCCATATTTCTCTCCTTCGATAAACAAGTTACCTTATTTTATTTTTCCTATTTCTCCAAGCAATAAAATTCTTATATTTCACAAATTTTACACCCACCAAACTAACATTTTCTCCGTCAATAACAATATACGGATACTGAATTTGAAAATTTCTTATACCCGTATATGTTACTGATCCCACTCCATATTCTAAAATTAAATTTTTTTCTCTTTTCATTTTCTCTCACTTGTGATATAATAATTTTGAGAATACGAAAGTGTTTTTTAGATCTTTTATGTCAGTGTTTTTCCACTGGCATTTTTTTATTCAATTTCTTCCTCTTCTTCAAATTTGCTTAATATTTCCATTTCATCATTCAAGGCCCGTATATCGTTTTTAAGCTCCTGAAAACTTTTAGCCTTACTCATTATCAGCTTTTCATCAATCCAAGCTCTCAGCCCAGCTCTAAGACTCACAAAGTACCACTTCGCTACAAACTGTACCTCACCTTTTTTATTTTTCTGTTTACACCCAATTACAAAACATCTAGGTTGACTTTTAATATAATAATTTCCACTCAAATTTATATACATTTTTTATCCTCCAACAATTAATTTCCTTCCAATGCCACGTTTCTTATTTCCGCTATCATTGGAAATTCCCTTTCTATTCTATTTTTTATCATTTTAGAAAAAGCCACTCTCAATTGTTCAATACTTAAATCTCTTAATCCCAAATAATAGATACCTAGCTTTTCAGATGTCATTCCTTTTATTCCATAATAAACAACAAAACCACTAAAAACTTTATTAAATTCTTTTAATTCCACTTTTTACTCCCTCCTAATACCCATTTTAATATCTTTACTTTTTCATTCATCTTTTCCGCTTCAGAATCCCATCCTGAAATTCTTACGCGCTTATAAAGTTTCACATTTAACTTTGTAATTTCAAGTCCAATTTCTTCCTTTGTTTTCATATTTTTTATCCTCTATTCCTAATTTTTATTCATATCATTTTTTCCTCCAGCTCCATTTTTCTCTTTTTGCCCTTTCAAGCATTTTATATTCCATTATCTCGCTCCTTCCTATTTCCATTTTTTAAAATAAGATAGCCACCAAAGCAATATCGCCAATAATACTGGAAATGCTAAGTTTCCACCAGCAACCCAACGTCCTTTTTCCCTAATCACTTCTAACTGAACCAGTACTGTCATTGTTACCAGGAATATTATTTTTATAAGATTCCTCGCTTTCAACATTTTCTTCCTCCCATCTCTTAACCTCTTCCTTGTCCATTTCCTTCTCAAGTTTTTCTCTGATCGTCATTTTGATAGTCCAACCTTTCTTACAAGTTTCTTGATTCTGTTCTTAATTTTTCTTTCTTCCATTTTTCTTCTTGTTTCTTCATTTTGATTGTTTACTATTAATAATGCGTCATATTTCATTTTAAATTCACATCCCTTTCCTATTATGCTACTACCACATATTTCAGTTCCAAAAATTTTCTATAGCTTATTCCAACATATCTTTCAACATGTACCCTTTGAATATCGTAGTCCCAATTACGTTTCCCAGCTCTCCTTCTTGCTTCTTTTTCATTTTCATCTTTAAATTTGGGTACTGCCGTTCCAAATTTAAGTCTTCCTGTCTGCAACCCAACTCTTACATATTGCTGACCTTTTCCGACAAATTCAGCGGCTTCCTTTATTGTCAATTGCAATTTTGTAGCCTGTTTCCTTATCCAGGATTCTGAAACTTCCATAGTTTTTTCCTTTCCGGGATTGCCGTCCCTTAATTTTTTTTGGTGTTTGATTTTTCATTACTTAGTCCCTTAACGACATCTACGCTCCATTTAATCACTCCTTTACTTATATTTTCCTTCCAGTTTTTTCATTGCAATGCTCTCTAAGGCTTTTATGCCTATCATCAAAACCTTAATATTTTCTAGGCCCTTCAAAACTTCCGAGAGTTTATCATATTCTTTCGTCAGATCTATTATATTTTCCATCAGTTTTTCTTCAGCCGTTCTCAGCATGTTCCAGTACTTTATCTTGTCCGCCGGAACTAATACTGAACTTCCTTTGGACTCATTATCATTTAACTCTTTTTCCATTCTGTTAAACTCATTTATATAAGCTACTTTGAAATCTATATGCCCTTGAATATTGAACATATAAAGAATAAATCCATCTTTTGTGAGTAAGTATTCTTTATAATTTCTATTTTTGCTATCCTTATAAATATTTGAAAATATTACTTTTTTTAGATCTGCGGAAATTTCCGCAGATTGATTTTTGACAATATTTTCAATACTCTCTTTGACATCTGAATGCCTTTTTCCTAATTCATTTGCAATAACTCTACTACTTACAACTAAACCTAATTTTCTGTCTCTAATAACTTCTAGATTCATTTTCTCCTCCCAAAATAAAAATAACTTCCACAAAACAGGAAGTTATCAAAATTCAGGTATTAAAAAATACCACACATTCCTATTTTGTGCTTGCCATTTATAGGAATTTGTAGTATAATACGATTGCTTAGGTCGTAGTTTATATATACTACAAATCTCCTATTAGTTCTTTTAGGGCTTTTAGGAGTTTTTTTATTTCTTTTTCAAAATTATTATTTTTTCCTCTTCCTCATCGTATATAACCTCTACTTCTTTATTTTCAGGAGTTATACCGATTTTCCTTAAGAGTGGCATAGATAAGGTAATTTTTGCACCTATTCCGTTACCTGATTTTGAAAAAGAAATTTTAGAATCTCTTCTTTCCATAAATTTCTCCTTTGTAAGCCCTTACTAATTTAATATATCATATAAGGGCTTACTTGTCAACTGTTTTTAAAATTTTTTATTATACTACAAATTCCTATAAATATGCGGTTGTCATTGTTCTTTTATTTTAGAGGCTTTTATTACAAATCATCTACTAATACTAATGTCATTTTTCTTTTTCGTTTTTGTTCTTACCCTTGTACTATAATTTCTATATTTACTGCTTTTTTTCCTTCGTTTCTTTTTAAAAAACAAAGGATAACCATATAATAATTTTTTAGGTTTCAAAATTTCTTTTTCTTTCTCTTTTTTCCTATCCAATATAGCCTTAGTTCCTACCAAAGCTAGAATTATAACCGATGTTATCATCAAAATTATTTTTTTCATCTCTCACTCCCTTACTTCAAAATCTTATTCATTTTTAAATATCTTATGCTATAATCTAACCATCCTAAATGGAAGGAGGTTAAATTATATGTCTTATGAAATTTTTGACTTTATTAATTCTAAAGATGGTTCTACTTACGATATTCAGACATCAAATAAGATATTTAAAGATGTAATTATAGATAACAAGTCTATATACAATTATAATTTTATTAAAATCATTGAAGGTAATTATGTCTATTTTATAAATATCAATCAAATTATATCTATAACATTACATCAAAATTAAATTTTACTTTGGGCTACTTCTATAGAGTAGTCCTTTTCATTGTCAGCATTAACTGAAATAACGAAGTCTTTAATATCAAAAAATATTTTTTGTATACTGTTTTTTATTTTCTTTTGGAAACATCTTTGCATTATAATGTCCAGTTCTCTCCATTCTTCAGAAGTAATATTGCATTCACTTAATTTATTTGCTATTTCTAAAAATCTTTCTTTCTCCATCCTCTCACTCCCTTTTTTGTGTTTATTTTAACTAAACTAAAGGGGTAAAAAAATAAGATGTTATTTCCATTCTATCTATTTCTAAAATTTTACAAATGTTTTCAATTTCATTTTGAGTAAAATCTACTTCGTTATTTAATTTTTTACTCAATGTTGCTTTTGAACACTTCATTTTTTTAGCCAAAACATACTCATTTTTTAGTTTTTCTTTTATTTTACCCCTTAACATAGAATAATTTCTCATAAATCACCTCCAAACATTTGTTTATTTTAACTAAACTAATAATACCACACAATTTTTAACTTGTCAATACTTTTTTTCAGTTTAAATAAACTTTTTTATTAAAAAGTTGATTTTTTATGAACTCTAAGGTATAATATATTATCAAATTTTAGAGAGGATTCAAAAAATGAGTAAAAAGGTTGATTGCCATATCAGAATAAAACAAGCAATGAACTTAAGAGGATTAACTCAAACAGATATAGTTGAAAAAACTAATATAAAAAAATCTGCATTAAGTCAATATATTAGTGGAAAAATAACACCTAGGCAAAATGCGATTGGTGAGTTATCAAAAATTTTAAACGTTTCAGAACCTTGGTTAATGGGGTATGATGTTCCAATGGAACGTGATGCGATAAAAAAAGAAGTTGATCCGTATTTTGTAGACACATCAGTCTTAACTCCAGAAGAACTTGCAGAATTTGAAAAAGTTACTGGAGTAAATAAGCAACTATTTTTCAATGATGTTGATGATGAACACGATATGGCTGTATTTAAACGTGCTGTTATAGACATATTAATAAAGCAGAGAGAGAATAAGAAATAATTATTTAATTGATAGGGGGATTAGTATTTAAGTATGAATGTAAAAATATATACTGAAAAAATGTTTGAAGAAATAAAACATATTGATGAAAATGGTGTTGAATTTTGGTATGCAAGAGAATTGATGACAATATTGGAATATACAAATTGGAGAAATTTTGAAAAATTAATTAATAAATCTATAACTTCATTAGAAAATAGTAATATTAAGGTTTCCGACCATTTTGATGTTGACATCAAAATCGTAGAAGCGGGAATTTCAAAAAAAACTATAGAAGATTATAAACTGACAAGATATGCTTGCTATATACTTGTACAAAATGGTAATCCAAGAAAAAAAGCCATTGCATTAGGACAACAATACTTTGCCATTCAAACAAGAAAGCAAGAAATTGCTGAAACTGATTTTAAAGAACTTTCAGAAGATGACAGAAGATTAAAACTAAGAGAAGATGTAAGGGACTTTAATAAAAAATTGGCATTTGAAGCTCAAAATGTCGGCGTTCAGAATTTTGCAAAATTCCAGAATTCTGGTTATCAAGGATTGTACAATGGAGAAACAGCCGGAGATATAAAAAAAAGAAAAAATTTAAAAGAAAAAGAACATATCCTTGATCATATGGGTTCAACAGAATTGGCAGCTAATTATTTTAGAATAACTCAGACAGAAGAAAGATTGAAAAAAGGAGATATTCAAGGAGAAGAAATAGCAAATAATACTCATTTCAATATAGGAAAAAAAGTAAGAGAAGTTATGATTGAAATTAGCGGGACAAAACCTGAAGAACTTCCAACACCTAAAAAAAGTATAAAAGAAATCCAAAAAGAAAAGAAACTTTTGAAAAAACCAAACAAGAAGAGATAAAGTGAATTTATGCATAAAACAAATTTTAAAAAGTTGGCAAAAACTCTAATTAAAAAATATGGAACTGATAATCCTTTTAAAATTGCAGAACATCAAGGAATAAAAATTATCTATTCCGATTTTTCATCTTGGCTAGGCTTATACACTTGTATTGGAAATGAAAAAACAATTTTCATCAACATCAAACTTCCCTACTTATCCAAACGAATAGTATGTAGCCACGAACTAGGACACGGACAGCAATCATTCAATGAAGCTGTATCTATATTTATGAAAATGAAAAACTTCTTTCCGGAACAAGCCAAATTGAACATGAAGCAAACGAATTTGCTGCAACTTTAATATTTAACAACAAGGATATTTACAATTACGATTTAACGGAGTTAGATAGAAAATTATTGAAAAAATTAGAAAAATATTTATAGATAGAATGGAGAATAATTTTTATGGAAGAAAACAAAGAAATAGTTTTAGTATTTTATGTAAAAGGCTCTGGAAAAAAACCTTATAGAGTCGCTTTTTGGAAAGAAGAAAACTCTAGGGATATACACAGTGGTTGTGGTTGTCCTGCAGGTAGAAGAATGCAATATTGCAAACATAGATTTCAGTTAATCGAAGGTGATTTAACTAATTTAGATGATTCAACTGAAAATGCAAAAGAAAAATTAGAAGTCTTGTATAACTGGCTTGAAGATAGTGATATTGGAGATTTTTTTGAAGATTTTATCAAAGCTAAAATAGGAGAAAAAGTAAGTAAAATAATAAATGGTATGAAATTTTATTACTCCGAAAATTTAGGAACTAGAGAAAATCAATGGGGATTTGATGAACCATACTACGAATATCGAGATTTTACAGATGATGAATTAACCGAAAAATTTGGAATTCTACATAATGAATTATCTGAAGAAGAATTTCTAAATATCATCGAATCCAATGTAATTGTAGTTGGAAACAATAATAATAACTATATTTTTGATGAAAATAGAAAATATTATGGCACATTTAACGGAAACCGACGAAAATTTAAAGGATACGGATTAATAAAATTAAAAGATAACAGATATACAAAATCTCAATATTTAATTGAAAGCCTTAAATATTATAAAACTGTTAATATGAAAAATATGAATGAAAAAATGAAAGAAATTATGAAATAATAAAGGAAAAATATTTTTATGAAAAAATTATTATTGTTTTTATGTTTAGGAGTTTTAATTGTATCATGTGGAGATGAAGAAAGCAAAGAAACATCACCAGAACGTAAAGTTGATAAACAAGTCGAAAAAACAAATGAAGAAGCACCAAAAAAACAAGGTTTTGAACCTAGAATTATAAAAAATCAGGAAACTGGAGAATACATTATACAAGTTTATGTCCCAGAAACAGCCACTCACGATGAAATTTATAAAACTATAATGGATATTCAACTAAAAAAAAGAAAAAATTTTTTAAATGATAATATTATTATAGTTGCCTACAGCGATGAAGATTTTATAAATAAACGTCTTATAGGAACTCACGCTCAATGGAAAATGGAAAAAGGTGCAACCAAATATATGAAAATCTTACAAAGAACTGAACAATTAACTCCTGAAAATAAAAAAGATTTTCTAGAATATTTACAAATTATTGAAGCACTACAAGATTCTGGAGACGACTTAAAAAAAGCTAAAAAAGAAGCTGAACCTCTTATGAAAGCAAAACATCCTGAAAATTATAAAGATATAATACAAAAAGCAGAAAAATATCTTTACGGAATAGAAAATGAAAAAACTGAGGAAGAAAAATTAATGGAGAGTGCAGAAAATCCTAAATCTCAATAGTAATTCTTAATTATACAGAGATGATATAGCTTTGAAAATTGAAAAAAAGAAATAGTAATAGTAAAGGAATGATATATAAAATGGAAAAAATAAAAATATATTATTTTGAAAATAAAGATAATCTAAATAGTGCTGATGGATTAGATTTTAATCAAAATATAGATGATTGTATAAACTATATACTAACCATTTTAAAAAAAGATTTTAATTTTACAGTTTTTACAAAACAAATGATTTATATAACTAGAATTAAAGAACTTATTGGATCAAAAAATGTAAATAGTTTTATTAAAGATAAAGAATTTACTTTTCCAAATAATGTAACAATGTATCGTATCTTAAAAAATGATACTTTAAACCATTCTGTTGATGTCGTATTTTTATACATAACAGCTCCAGATGATATACATAAAATTATCAATAAAGCAAGAAAAAATTTTATTTATATCTATGCACCTTACACTTATAAAGAATTAAATGAAATGAAAAATAATACAAAATACGAACTTATAAAATTAAAAATATAAAAATGAAATAAAAAACTTTTTCATAAATTAAGTTTGAAAAACTATTTTGAAATTTAATTCACAGAAAGGGGAAATAACTTTTGAAAAAAATCTTACTTTTTATACTTTTATCTTGTTTGAGCTTTTCAAATACTTGCAACTGGGTAAGTGAACCCAATCAAACTTTAAAGAAGTACATTGGCATAATTAAAAAGCATAACCTTACCAGTAAAGTCTACTGTGATAACAACGACACTCTAATGGCTTACTGGCGAAGTAACGATGAAAATGATATTGACATAGGATTAATGCTTAATGACATTAATGCTAAATCACTGAGTTTAGATGAAGCAGTCAATGCATTTAACACATTTGTAAAGAAAATTGGAATGTTCGATGAAGTGAAATTAAGCCAAAGAAAAGGGGATTTAATTCCAGAAAATGTAAATATAAGACTTTATATGTATAATCCTGATTATGGGGATACTTACATGCTTTACAAAATTGTCTACAACTTTACCAATGATACAACCTCATATTATTACAATGAGAAGTACTTCAGTCATTACACAGGATTTATTGAAGAAGTCAGAAAAATGGAAAATCTTTATCCTACTAATGATACGATTTATTAAGATTAAAAATACAAAACTATAAAAAGTTGTGTAAAAAAATGAAAAAAATTACAAAACTATTATATAGGAGAGTGTAAAAAAAATGAAAATTTAAAATAATACTTGACAATTTATAAATTATAAAGTACAATAAAGTATATCAATACCTTTGCAGTACTTTAAATAGTACAGGGTTCCGGCCTACGCAAAGGTTTTTTTTTTTAAGGAGAAAAAAGAATGAGCAATACCTATAATGGAAAACATCTAACTTTTAAAGAGCAGGTAGAACTGTTTGAAAAACGAGGAATGAAATTTAGAGAAGGAAAAGAAAAGGCTGAATACAAACTTAAGTTTATAAATTATTATAAAATCAAAGAGTTTTCCCTTCCATTTATGGATGAAAATGAAAATTACAAAGATGATGTGTATTTTGAGGACATCATTCACCGTTTTTATTGGGATAAAAATTTAAGATTATATTTCCTAAGAATTACTGAGAAAATTGAAATATCTTTAAAAACGAATATATCCTACATCTTAGGGCGTGATTTTGGAGCTTTCGGATATTTGGATTTTAAAAAATGGACTGACAAAAACAGATACTGCCAGTATTATATTTCTCACAAAGAAAAAGAATTTAAAAGGAAATTTGCCCTTTTAGGATATGAAACAAAAAGTAAAATTATAACAAAATATAAAAAGAATTATCCCAACGAACTTCCTATATGGCTAGTCATTGATTTACTTACTTTAGGTGATGTTGTTGATTTGTATACATTATTAAATCAAAAATACAGAAGAGAAATAGCAACTATACATGGAGTAGACTTAGATCAGTTTGAAAGCTGGATAAAAAATATACGTCTCACTAGAAATTTATCTGCTCATAATTCTAATATCATAGATGTTGAATTTACTACAAAGCCAAAAATTAAAATTCCTGAAATGTTAAGCAAATTACATATATATGATTTAAAAAATAAAACAACGACTAACAAAATTGCATTAACTGTTGTTGTAATGGAATATTTAGTTTTTAAAATTAATGCAGATTTTCCTGGCGGTGGAATAAAAAAGGGATTAAAACAGTTATGTCCAAATAAAACAGATGAAGAAGCACAAAAACTAGGATTTAAAGATTTTGTAACTATTGAAAAACTTAAGATATAAAAATAACCCCTACGGCAATAGGGGCTAAGTAATGTGATATACTCACAAACACCAATAGAAGTATATCACACAACCTTTTAAAATTCAATACTAAGGAGTGTGATTTTTT